GCGGAATAGCTGATCGTGGAACCGACTTTGGACGGGATGTTCGTCACCGTCCGCTGCAGCAGGTTGCGCTGGTCGCCGATGCGCGCGCCGCTGCCGGCCACGCGCACATCGTTGACGCGGCACTCGATATTCCGTATGTCGCCGTAGCCGTAGCCTGATCCGGGGTCGCTTACTGCGAAGATCAGTTCGAAATAAGCAGCACCAGAGGGGGCCGCGCCTGATGATGACACGAGGGCCATCGTGCCGGATGTCGTAGCTGGCTGTATGGGCGATCCCACAGCTATGCCGGCTGCGTTGAACCAAGCCACTTGCACATAGGTATAGGTTCCGCTCGGCGAGCTCATATAAACCCCGAGCCAGACACTATCTCCCGGATTAACCGAAAATCGTTTCGCGCATATAGCCGCAGCAGCGGCACCAGCATATGACCGCAACTCCGCATTTCCTCCGTGAATCGTGTTTAGATACCACGCGGCATTTGCTCCGCCTGCCACGAGCGCCCATCCGGGAATGTGCCCGCTTGTATCTACCGGCTGCGCGAAACTGGCATTCGGTATGGATACCGCTGAGCCGGTTGTGGGAGGAATAATGTAGGACGTGCCGGCGCCAATGTAATCTGCGTTCTTGTTGACGTGACCGGACTGACTGAAGTCAACCAGTGCCAAACCGTTGCCGTCAATAGCGGTAACTGAATTGTGACCACCGCCGTTGGGAACTTCACTCTGATTCGACGGGTATTGGCTGCACAGCACGTTGTCCACCGCGTAGTAACCCGTGGTGTGGCTTGTCACTGCAAGGCAGGTACGGGCGTACACGGTGCCGGCTGGCGCGGTACCGATCGCATAGGAACCATTGGTGGTTGTGCCGGTGATACCGTTGCCGAACGTGGTGCCAATCTCGCTCCCCGCCGCGTTGCACCAGCTAATGTACACATAGCATGAGCCGTTCGCGCCGCTCGCCTTGATGAGCGCCTGCGTTTTGTAGACCTGACCGGGGCCGCATGGCGCCAGCCCGTTGTTGCGGTACGCGCCCGTCGATGCGCCAGTTCCGCCCGTGTGTCGGCCGCAGTTCGAACCCACGCCGGGAGTGACGCCTGTCGTATCGGTGAACCAGCCGGTGCCGCTATCCGCCGTCCAGCCATAGCCAACCGGCGCGATGTCGAAGCCGCCATTGATGACGGGGAGCTGGGTGACCTGGCCTGTCGCCGTATTCGCTGTCGTCTGCGCAGCATCCGCCTTGGCCTTCGCCGCGGCATAGATCGCATTGAGCAGGGTCTGCCGCGTGGTGTAGACGCTCGCGAAGTTGGCGCGGAAGGTGGCGCCGACGATCGTCGTGTTGCCGGATAGGTCACTCCATAGGACTGGCGTGGTCAGGGTGGCAAGGTAAGTGGTCAGCGCCGACACTGCGTTGTCATACGCCGTCTTTTCGGTCGTGACGCCGAAAGACGTCGCTTGGCCATCGATACCCGCCTGCTCGGTCGTGATGACGTTGGTATCGCGGATCACTACCGGCTTCTCGACCGGCGACAGGATATTGTCGCTTGCGATGGCGGCGAGCGTTGCATTGGCTGCTGCAGCATCCGCCGCGGCGGTCGACGCTTCCGCACCGATGGCCGCGACGCTGGTCGGTAGCGTGCTGTTGTCAGCGATCGTGAATGGGTTGCTCAGCGTGAACAGGGAGTAGGAGTTTCCTGTGCCGCGCGCGCGGATGCGTGCCGTGTAGTCGCCTGCGCCGGTGCCAACGATGTCGATCGACAGGCCCGAAGGCGTGCCTCCGATCGGCTGCCACTCGCCGTCATCCTTGCGCCAGTCGCCCTCATAGCTCAGCGCGCCCGCGACCGCCGTCCATGCGATCGTCATCGTGCTGTACGTGCCCACGGCGCCGACGACTTGCGTCGATGTCAGGCTGACTGCCGTCGGCCCCGGCTGGCGGGTAATGGTCAGCGCCGAGATGGGCGGAACCTGGATCAGCGTGCCGTCATCGACCGCAGAGAACTTGCTGGCGTTGTGCTGCAGCGCGGTGATCGTGAAGCTCAGGTTGGTGGCTGACTTGTCCTCGACCACGGACAGCACGCGGAAGGTCTGCGCGGTGAGCGTGGTGCTCTCCACAACCCACATGGATTCGGCGGCCGGCGCTTCGGTGAAGGCAGTCGATACGGTGATCGCCGCGCCGGCCACAGCCGACACGGTGCGCGTCTGCGACACGCCGTCCGACATGATGACCGTCAGGGTGTCGCCGATGGCTACTGTGGGCGCCTTGTCCACCGTGACGACGGTCGTGGTGGCGCTGCTGATCCGCCCGCCCTGCCGCTTGCCCGCGCGCGCGGAGTCGGCAATGCGGATGATCTGGCCGGGCGCCGCCAGCGTCCCGTCAAGGCCAACGCTGAAGGTGACCGTGTCGGTCTCATAGCGTGAGGTGAGCAGAATCCACCGGCCCAGCCGTTGCGCTTGGCCCTGCGACGTGCAGCCGACCGCCGTGACGGTGGTGTTCTGGATGCCGTAACGAGCAATGCCGTCGGTGTCCTCGACGTATTCGACCTTGGCGATGTATCGGTTGTTCGGATCGTTCCACGTCACTTGCGCGGTCGTGAATCGAGTCTTGCGCGCGCTGGCCGAATAGTTGAACTTGCCGTCGATCACGTTGGCGTCGGTGTAGGTGTACACCGGATCGGCGGGCATGTCGGCGGACGCCACGATAGCGCCGTTCGCCCAGTAGCTGATGCCGCGGAAGGTTGTGGACAGGTCGCTCAGCAGCTTGTAGGCGTCCGCCTGCGTCTGCAGGTAGACGTTGCAGGTCAGCCGCGGCTCGGTGCCGCCGTTGCCATCCGGCACCATGCCGTCGCAATACTGGCCGATGGTGTAAAGCGCCCACTTGTCGATCTGTGCGGCGGTGATCAGGTTGCCCAGGCCGTAGCGGGTGTTCGTGGCCAGGTCGTAGAAGATCCACGCCGGGTTATCCGTCCACGAGGGCTTGAACGTGCCATCCCATGTGCCGGTGTACGCGCGGGTGGTGACGTCATAGTTCGAAGGCACCTGGATGATGCGGCCCCACAGGTCGTAGGAGCGCACCGGGATGTTCGGGAACTGGCTTGCATCACCCATGACGCCGATGAGCGCGCTGTTCGGATAGCGCAGCTTCGCGTCGACGATCTCGGTGTAGCTGTCTACCGTCGTGGTATCGGCGATGTAGGAGCTGTGCGCGTTGGCGGTCGTGCGAGTCACGCGCACTTGCCAGCCGGTCGTTGCTGCAGGCAGGTCGAGACGGTGCGACCGCTGGTATTTGGTCGTGGTCTTGCCGGTGAAGCTGCCGTTGTAGGCCGATGCGAACGCACCGCCGTCGGTGGATATCTCGATGGTGTAGGCGATCGAGTAGCCCGCGATATCGCCGGTGGATGCGTTGGCGTTCGACAGTGCCGGCACGCTCAGCGTCACGCGCACGGCGGACAGCGTGACGTCGGTCAAAGCCAGCAGCCACGGCGAATCGGAAGTCAGCTCGACGCCGACACTGATCTCGTCCTCGACCGAATCGAAGCCGGCGATCTCAGCCTGATCCTGCGTACCGGTGCGCGCTACGATGTGCGCTTTCGGGAAGTTGCTGGTGCCGTCGTTGTTGGCCAGCGGAGCGTTGTCCAGAAAGATGGACTGTTGACCATTGACGAGGCCGGCAATTTCGCCCTCGCTGACAAGGTCAAGGATGCGGAAATAGGCGATGGACTTCAAGTTGTCCGGCGACTGCACCGGCGTATGGGTTGAACCACCGCCCTTGGCACCACGAATCATGGCGTTCACGGCACCGCCTCATAGGGGGTCTTGGGGTCCCAGTAGCCACCTCCGTAGCCGTACCCCACGCTTGTCTCCACCGGCACGTAATCCTCGGCGCTGATGCCGGCGGAGATCACCGCCGAGCCCACGATCATGCGGCCGTACAGCAGCGGCACGGGGTTGCCCTGCGCCTGGGTGTTCACCGCGCCGTTGAACACGTAGCTGGGCGCGTTGGCGGCGGTGTTGGCTGCGCTGCCTTTGGGGACGGGGGTTAGGAGCTGGATGACGCCGCCGGCAATCATCGACACGCCCGCGCTGAAAAGGTACGGAGCGATAGGTGCCAGGAACGGGATGAATGAGGCTGCGATAAGCACTGCTCCAAGCACGATGCTGAAAACACCCCCGTTCTTGCTGCCCATCAGGATCGGCGCAATGCGGATGTCGTCATTTCCGACCGGCTCAGCCAGCTGTTCCTTGTCGATGTTCTCCTTCCCGCGGAACACCGCAAAGCCGACGCCCTTATCCTTGGCACCAGTCAGGTACGCACGCGCCGCGGGGAACTGGCTGCACAGATAGCGCACCGCTTCGGCTGGCGTATTGGTGTCCAGGTGCGCGTGATGAACGCGGCCGAAGCGCGCGCCCATAGCTCCATAGAGCCGGATGGTCGTTGCAGGCATGGGTTTCTCAAGGCAATAAAAAAGCCCGCACTAGGCGGGCTTGATGGGTGTTTTGTTCGCTTGTCTAACGGCAGTCGTTAACGACCTTGGTGTACTTTCCATATCCGCCAAGGTTTGCGAGACGGTATCGAACTTCGACATGACCATTCGGGCTGATGTCGGCGACGCCATTGTTGCCGGTGTATAGGTTTGGCAGCGACACCGTGTAACCGCCATCTGGCGTGGCGCTGTGATTGACCGTGACGCCGAAGAAGTTACCCCAGCCACTGGCCACGCACTGGCCATAAACGGCCGGGGCCTTGGAAGTGGTCAGGGTTACATTCGGCGCGCCTTCTCGCAGACCGGATACGCTTGCACACCCCGCCAGCCCGAGCACCGCCAACGCCACCAGAATCATCCGTTTCATCATTTCCCCTTGTGGCGGACGACGAGAATCGTTTTCTCTGCCCACATGCCGCCGTAAACGTCGCGCGAAGAAAGGCGACCGTACATATGATGTAACATCAAGCCGTCGCCCAAGTAAATGGCGGCGTGGTTTGCGACGCGCGAGCGGATCGCCATCAGGATAATGTCGCCGCGCTGAAGTGGCCCGCGCGCCGGCTCGCAACCGGCCTCGGCGAAGTGCTGCATGTACAGGTCGCCGCCCTCGTTCCACCAGTTGTCAGGCCGGTCAAAGTGCGGCAGCGTGACGCCCAGCTCGCGCTTGTACCAGTCCTGCACCAGCGTATAGCAGTCAAGGATGCCATGGGCGAACGTGCGGCCCACCAGCGGCGCTTGGTAGCCGCAGGGCTCGATCTCGACGATTTCGCCCGGCCCGTCTTTTGACACGGCCACAATCAGCCACGGCAGCCCCGATGCCTCGCAAGCCACCTTGTCAGCTTC